AGCACCAGTCGTGACATTGAAGATATAAGCTTTACTAGAAGTAGTACCACCAGCATCATCTTCATATCTAGCACCAACAATCGCATAGTTACCAGATATAGAAACTGAGATACCAAATTGATCACCAGCACTCGTGCTATAAGCATTAGGATTGTCTAACACAGTGGTAAGAGTAGTATTTCTGAAATCTGGTTCTAAGAAGTCTGCTGACGACTGGGCTGTACCATCAGCGAATCCGACGCTTTCGACATTCACGAAATTACGACTGTTATCGATAACAGGCGTACCTTTTACTTTAATCGCCATCTTCGTTCCTTTTGGTTACTAGGCTCAATTTCTTTTATTTATATCATTCGTCATCTATTGATTATATAAATAAAGATATAATAGAGTGAATAGTCACAAGAAAGAGGCAAAATGGCACAACCTACTGATAGACATTCCTTCAAAGAATGGTGTCTTCGTAAACTGGGTAAACCAGTCATCGAAATCAATGTAGACCCCGATCAGGTTGATGATCGTGTTGATGAAGCGCTATCGTACTATTGGGACTATCATTTTGATGGTGCAGAAAAGATGTTCCTAAAGCATCAAATCACTGCAGAAGACAAAGAGAATGGTTATATCACAGTACCTGAAAACATCATAGGCGTGATCAACATTTTCAATGTATCATCAACTTCGCTATCAACATCAAATATCTTTAGCGCACAGTATCAATTCGCATTGAACAATCTACACGACATTGCAAGCTATGACACTGTTCACTTTTATATGGGTATGCAACACATTCAGTTTCTTGAAGAGATTTTGACTGGTGCTCAACCGATTCGATATAACCGTCATGTGAACAAATTGTATATTGATACTGATTGGAGCAATTTGACAGAGGGTCAATATATTGTTGCAGAGTGTTATCAGATTATCGACCCAGAAGTGTACAGTGATGTTTGGAAAGATCGCTGGCTGCAAAATTATGCAACTGCGAAAATCAAATATCAATGGGGTTCGAACTTAACTAAGTTTGAAGGTATGCAGCTTCCCGGTGGCGTAACATTCAACGGTCAGCAAATTCTATCTGATTCACAGGCAGAGATAGAAAAACTGGAAGAAGATATGGTAAACTCATATTCACTACCTGTCCATGATATGATAGGCTAGCCACTTGGTTTATATAAATACTCTAGATTAGGATAATACCGTGACCAGCAATTTTTACTTCAACAATTTTTCCAACTCTATGGAACAACAATTGATCGAGGACCTAATCATCGAATCAATTCGCGTTTATGGACACGATTTGTATTATATCAAAAGAACGCTTGGTGCAAAAGATGAGTTGTTGAATGAAGACGATCTACCAATTTTCAACGAAGCGCATATGGTAGAAATGTTCATCAAAAATATCGATAGTTTCGAAGGCGAAGGAGATTTTCTCTCTAAGTTTGGATTGCAGATTAGAGATTCTATCACATTCACGGTTGCAATGAGAACATTCAACTCTGAAGTTGCGATGTATAACGATAACATTCGACCAAAAGAAGGCGACCTAATATATCTTCCATTAAATAATAAAATATTTGAAATCATGCATGTGGAACATGAAGCAATATTCTATCAAATGGGTCAACTTCAAACATATGATCTGCGCTGTGAACTATTCGAATACTCACATCAGCGCTTCGAGACAGGGGTTGACGAGATTGATACGCTATTTGATGCATATGATCTTACAACAGACGAGGCAATTGCAAACGTCGAATCAGTCGATCTATTGGGTGATAATTGGACAATCGAAGAAGAAGGTGATAACGTGATTGACTTTAGCGTAGAAAATCCATTTGGGGATGATGATTACTAATGTTTGGAAATAAATTTTACCGTCAAACGATGAGAAAATACGTGGCTGCTTTCGGCACACTATTCAACGACATTCACATCGACCGAAGAGACAATACTGGTACAGTAGTTCAGGAAATGAAAATTCCTATTCATTATGGTCCGTTTCAAAAGTTTCTTGCAAAGTTAGAACAGGATCCAAATCTATCGGCTCCTGCTATGACGCTTCCGCGCATGTCATTTGAAATTACAGGTATATCTTACGATTCTTCGCGCAAGTTGTCAACACTCAATCGTAACTGTGCGATAAATCCCAATGATCCAGATAGCAAAATTACGCAATTCGTTGGAACACCTTACAATATAGAGTTTCAATTGAACGTGATGACAAAGTATAATGAAGATGGTATGAAAATCGTAGAGCAGATTCTTCCGTTTTTCAATCCAGACTTTACACCAAGACTCGATCTATTTGAAGGATCAGATATGAATGTTAGCGTACCAATTGTGTTAACAGGTGTTACGCAAGAGGACACTTATGAAGCTGACTTCGAGACACGCAGAGCATTGATTTGGACATTGACATTCACAATGAAGGGTTATTTCTTCGGACCGTCTACAAATGTCAAGATAATCAAGTTCAGTGAAGCAAATGTATTCAATAGCATTGACCCAGATGCGCAAGGTCAAACAGTGACGGTGCAACCTGGATTAACTTCAAACGGTGAACCGACAACTGATATAAATGAAACTATACCATATGCAGATATAAATCCAGATGATGATTGGGGATATATTGTTAAAATTGAGGATTTAAATGGCTGATGATATTATAGGCGAATCTCTAGGGCTTGATCCTATGAGCAAGCCTGCATTAGATGGTGAAATAGTAGAGTATGATAACTCGCCGAAAGAAGTCAAGGCTGAAGAAGACAACAGCGACAATGACTACAAATATGCGAGAGAAAACTTCTATTCAGTAATCGAAACTGGAACGAAAGCACTAGAGCAAATGTTAGATGTTGCACAAGCATCTGAACACCCTAGAGCTTACGAAGTCGTCTCTACTCTTATGAAAACTCTTGTTGACGCAAACAAAGACCTCGTAAAGATGAACGAAGATCGCAAGAAATCAAAAGCACCTGAAGAACAAGACCACAAGAGTGTAACAAACAATAATCTATTTGTTGGCTCAACATCAGAGTTGCAAAAAATGTTGAAAGATTTGAAAGATGACGGATAACGTATCTTTTGAACATTGGGTGAAATTTTGAATATAGATACTCGTGGGTATAATGGAAATCAAAATATTAAGGGTAAAGGATCACAGATATCTTTTACCCCTGATATGATTAAAGAATGGTTGAAGTGCGCTGAAGACCCAATATACTTTGCTGAAAAATACATCAAAATTGTTCACGTTGATCACGGTCTTATTCCAATTAGACTGTACGATTATCAAAAAGAGATTGCTGAAGCAATCACATTCAATCGTCGCGTAACTGTAAATACGTCTCGACAGGCTGGTAAAACAACAACTGCTGTTGCAATCATTCTGCATTACGTATTATTCAATGAATATAAGACAGCGGCACTGCTTGCGAACAAAGGTGATGCGGCGCGTGAAATTCTCGACAGAATCAAAATCGCATATGAATCTCTTCCAAAATGGATGCAGCAAGGTGTCGTAGAGTGGAATAAAGGTACAGTTGAACTTGAGAACGGATGTAAGATCATTGCAACAGCTACATCGTCTTCTGCCATTCGTGGTAAGTCGATTTCGTTTCTTTACATTGATGAGACTGCATTTGTTGAAAACTGGGACGAATTCTTTGCATCTGTTTTTCCTACAATCTCATCTGGTAAAACGACAAAAATTCTGTTCACATCTACTCCTAACGGACTAAATCACTTCTATAAGACATGTGAGAGTGCAAGGGAAGGTAAGAATGGATACATATTCATCGAAGTTCCGTGGTATAAAGTGCCTGGTCGTGATGAAGAGTGGAAACGTGAAACTCTTGAAGCGATGGACCATGACTACCAAAAGTTTGCACAAGAATTCGAATGTCAGTTCCTCGGCTCATCAGGCACGCTTATTGAAGGATCAAAACTCAAAACTCTTGTCATTCGTGATCCAATAGCAGAGAGTGCGAAGATCAAAATGTATGAGAAGCCTGTAAAAGGTCATACATATACAATGACTGTTGATGTGTCAAGAGGTAAAGGACTTGATTATTCGACTTTCTCAGTCTTCGATATTACATCGATGCCTTACAAACAAGTGTGTACATTTAGAGATAATATGATAACTCCAATCGACTTTGCAGAAATCGTATTTAGAGTTGCAAAAAACTTCGAAGACGCGAGTACGCTTATTGAAATAAACGATATCGGCGAACAAGTGGCTGACACTTTGCATTTTGATCTTGAACATGAGAACGTGCTATTCACTGAATCTGCTGGTCGCTCTGGAAAGAGAATATCAGCAGGTTTCGGTAAAAATGTCGATAGAGGTATACGAACTACGAAATCCGTCAAGTCAATCGGATGTAATATTCTAAAGCTGTTGATTGAGCAGGATCAATTGATCATCAATGACTTTGATACCATAAAAGAGATGAGCACGTTTTCCAGAAAGGGTGTATCATATGAAGCCGAATCTGGGTCTCATGATGACATGGTAATGACGCTGGTTTTATTTTCTTGGCTGACAGACCAGACATACTTTAAAGATATGACCGATATTAATACTATGATGAAACTAAGAATGAAATCCGAACAGGAAATGTTCGATGATTTGATACCATTTGGCTTCAATTTGAATGATGAATTAGAATCCGATTCCATAGAAATTGTTAGTCCTGGCGATTCATGGATTCTATAATGCAATGTCATATTTTTATAAATAAACATAGAAATAGTTAAGACGGCTATAAATCATAAAAGGAGAAATGAACATGGCATTCCAAGTAAGCCCAGGTGTAAATGTTTCTGAGATTGACCTAACGACAGTCGTACCCGCAGTTGCAACCTCTACAGGTGCTTTTGCAGGTGTGTTTCGTTGGGGACCAGTTGATGAACCTATTCTTATCGATTCAGAGAATACACTAGTATCGCGTTTTGGTAAACCTTACGCAAACACAACATGGACAAACGCAGAGTCCTTTTTCACTGCAGCAAACTTTCTAGCATATAGTAATTCATTGTTTGTAGTTCGCACAGACAACAGTGCAACAAGAGCAACTCTTGCAGGCGCAGCTTTTGAAGCAAAGCATGTAGGTGCATTGGGCAACTCACTTGAAGTTCTAGTAACAACAGGTGCTGCTGACGAATATTCAACTTCTGTTGACATCAACGAATTCTTTCTTGACATCACAGTAAGTAGAACGAAAGCATCTTTCGACTCAGGTGCGGGTGAACCCGGTGTAGCTCAAGGTGATATCATCGAATTAGAAGATGGTACACGACTTGAAATTTCTGAAATCGAAGGTGACGATATTTCGTTCACAACAAGATACACAGGTCTAAATAGCGTAGGCTCAGCAACACCAAGCTCAACTTACACAGTAAATAGAATTTGGCGTGGTGCAACTGTAATCGGTTCTGCTCCTACAAGCGAAAACAACATTCACGTTGTTGTAGTCGATGCTGGTGGCGAATTCACTGGAGTTGCAGGAACAGTTCTTGAAGCTTTCGATAACATATCGACTACACCAGGCGCGAAAAGATTCGATGGATCTTCGAACTACTATGTAGACTTTGTTGAACAGAATTCAAACTATATCAGAACGACCGGTACTACACCATTTAGAACATATTCTAGATTAATCAACGCTGTTGACGGTACTGACGAATCTGGTTCATTGAATTCAGCGCTTGCAGCAAGCTTTGACTTGTTTAAGAATGCTGACGATATCGATGTTTCATTGATAATGACTGGTCGTGCTAATGCAACAGTATCTGCATACATCATCGATAACATCGTCGAATATAGAAAAGATTGTGTCGTTTTCGTATCACCAGCATTGACAGACGATACTTCTGCTGATATCGTAGCATTTAGAAATACTCTACCAAGTAGTTCATATGCGTTCATGGACTCTGGATATAAGTATCAGTACGACAAGTACGGTGACGTGTATCGCTGGATTCCTCTAAATGGCGATATTGCAGGTCTTTGTGCAAGAACTGACGAACTTCGTGACCCATGGTTCTCACCAGCAGGTTACAATAGAGGTAACGTAAAAAATGTTGTCAAGCTGAAATTTAATCCAAATAAAGCGCAGCGTGATGCACTATACAGTGCTGGTGTAAACCCAGTTATCACACAGCCAGGTCAAGGTACTGTATTGTTTGGAGATAAAACGCTTCTAGGAACACCTAGCGCATTTGATCGTATCAACGTTCGTCGTCTATTCATCGTGCTCGAAAAAGCAATTTCAAGAGCATCAAAATCGACACTATTTGAATTCAACGATGAATTTACAAGATCACAATTCAAGAATCTTGTTGAACCGTTTCTTCGTGATGTTCAAGGTCGCCGTGGTATCTTCGACTTCAAAGTTGTTTGCGATGAAACAAATAACACACCAGAAGTTATTGACGCAAATCGTTTCACGGGTGATATCTACATCAAACCAGCACGAGCTATCAACTTCATTCAGTTGAACTTCGTTGCTGTTAGAACTGGTGTAGAATTCGAAGAAATCGTAGGTCAATTCTAATTAAAGGTAAGGAGTTACAACAATGGCTTTCAATGTAAACGAAATCAAGAGCCAGCTAACTCTTGGAGGCGCTAAGGCATCACTTTTTCAGGTTCAAATTCAGAACCCTGTAAACGGTGCAGGCGATCTAAAGACACCATTCATGGTGAAAGCTGCTCAACTTCCAGGCTCAACGCTTGGTATGATCGAGGTTCCATACTTCGGGCGTAAAATTAAAATTGCTGGTGATAGAACATTCGAAGAGTGGACTGTCACAGTTATCAACGATGAAGACTTTCTCATTCGCAATGCGATGGAAGAATGGATGGCATCTATAAACTCACATGAGGGTAACATTCGCAATCTAGGCAACGCTTCTCCGTTGCAATATAAATCGCAGGCTCAAATTACTCAGTATTCCAAAACTGGCGTAGCCCTTCGCGAATATTCCTTTGTAGGACTGTTCCCGACTAATGTTGCACCAATTGAAATGTCTTGGGAAACTGTTGACGCTATTGAAGAATTCACTGTTACATTCCAATACGACTATTGGAACGTATCTGGTGGAATCACAGGCGGAGCGGCAACTCAAGAGTAATGCTATATAAGAAGGGGCGATTAAAGTTGCCCCTTCTATCAACTTTAAAGGATTATGGTACATGGCATTGCAGCTATTTGGTTTTGAGATAAAGCGCAAAGAAGATGAATTAAATAAGAATAAAGTCGTTTCGTTTGTTCAACCAAACGAAGGCGATGGATCTGTGTCTGTAACAACAAACGTACCAGGCTCTGGTGGTACGATGAGTAGCATCATAGATTTGGACGGCGTTGCAAAATCAGAAGCAGAGATTGTTCAAAAATATCGCGACATGCTACAACAACCAGAAGTTCAAATGGCAGTCGATGATGTTGTGAATGAAGCAATCAATATCACATATGATGAAGCGCCTGTGACGTGTGTTACCGACGATATTCCTAACATATCAGACGGTACAAAAAAGAAAATACGAGACGAGTTCGACAACATTCTAAGAATGCTCGACTTCTCAAACTATGGTTATGACATTTTTCAAAAATGGTATGTCGATGGTAGATTGAACTATCATGTGGTAATCGATGAAAAAAATCCTCGCGACGGAGTGCGCGAGTTGAGATATGTTGATCCAAGAAAAATCAGAAAAATTCGTGAGTATGAAAAGGTAAAGATCGGCGAAGGTCCAAACACATCATATGTTAATAGAATCAAAAATGAATACTACATATACGTTGAAAATGGATTCCTAAACGATAGCAAGAGTAAAACGTCAACAACTGTCGCAGACTTTCAAGGTGGTATTAGTGGTCTTAGAATTTCCGTTGACTCTATCGTAAACTGTAGCTCCGGCTTACTAAACGAGAAGAATACTGTTGTTCTATCACACTTACACAAAGCAATCAAACCACTAAATCAACTTCGCATGATGGAAGATGCGTCTGTTGTGTATCGCATATCAAGAGCACCAGAGCGCCGTGTATTTTATATTGACGTTGGTAACTTACCTAAAGCGAAAGCTGAGCAATATCTACGTGACATGATGACGAAGCACAAGAATCGTCTTGTATATGATGCGAACAGCGGAGAAGTTCGTGATGATCGTAAACATATGTCAATGACAGACGACTTCTGGTTGCCAAGACGCGAAGGTGGCAAAGGTACTGAGATTACTACGCTGCCAGGTGGTCAAAATCTAGGTGAAATGGAAGACATCATGTATTTCCAGAAAAGACTTTACAAAGCATTGAATGTTCCCGTATCAAGACTTGAGCAAGACACAGGATTTGCACTTGGTCGTTCATCAGAGATCAGTAGAGACGAAGTAAAGTTTTCTAAATTCATTCGCAGACTTAGAGCAAGATTTTCTATTCTTTTTGACAAAATACTTGAAAAGCAACTCATTCTCAAGGGTATTATCACTCCAGAGGATTGGGATAAAATTCAAAATACAATTCGATACGACTTTATGCTCGATAATCATTTCGAAGAGTTGAAGCAAGCTGAAATATTGCAAAACAGATTGCAGATATTAAGAGATGTTGAAGAGTACACTGGTACATATTATTCGAAAAAATGGGTTCGTAAAAACATTCTTCAGATGACAGATGATGAAATTGAAGATATGAAAGACGAGATTGAAAAGGAATCTGAAGAAGAACCTTCTGAAGATGAAGAAGATATGTACAATGAAGTTAAGACAAGCGATAAAGTGATACAAGAATATCCAGTGGAGATTGAAGAGGAGCGCACCTTGTCAGATGAAGACAGAAAGCTAATCGAATCTTTCTCAGAAACTATAAATAGACTTGTAACAGATGACGTAGAGGATGATAATGAATGAAGTTGACAAGGCAAAGATTCTAAAGGCTGCACTTAGCCTATTTGAAAAAACATTCAGTAAGAAACTTACAAAACACCTAAAAGAAAACGTTGAACAAGGTCCTCGTGGTGAAAAAGGCGGCAAGGGCGATAAAGGTGATCTGGGTCAAAAGGGTGACATCGGAGAAATGGGTTATCCAGGCTCTATAGGTCCTCAAGGTGAAACTGGTCCAACAGGTCCTCGTGGTGAAAAAGGCGACAAGGGCGATAAAGGTGACAAAGGTGACACTGGTGAAAGAGGTAGAGCTGGAATTGCTGGACTCAAAGGCGATAAAGGTGATCCTGGAAAAGATGGTGTAGACGGTCCTATTGGTCCTCACGGCGATAAAGGTGACAGAGGGCTAGATGGCGCTCAAGGTCCTCACGGCGATAAAGGTGACACCGGCGCTCAAGGCGAGATCGGTCCCATTGGTCCTCAAGGCGATAAAGGTGACAGAGGGCTAGATGGCGCTCAAGGTCCTCAAGGCGATAAAGGTGACACCGGCGCTCAAGGTCCTCAAGGTGAACGTGGCGATAAAGGTGACACCGGAGAAAATGGTGAGACTGGTGAACAAGGTCCTAAAGGTGAACGTGGCGACAAGGGTGATAAAGGTGACACCGGAGAAAATGGTGAGACTGGTGAAAAGGGTGATACTGGAGAACCTGGTAAAGACGTAGACTCTAAAAAAGTAGAAGAGTATGATAAGTTAGTTAAAGACTATGGTAAACTGAAAAAAGACTTTGAAAACTATAAGAGAATGATCAATCAACAAATGACTTCAATGGCTGGATCATCAGGTGGTGGTTCAGTTCGCATTCTTGATAATGATGATGTAGTATTTCAAAGAAGACATGAAGTTGAAGGTAACGCCATTCTTATCTTTGATAATGATATAAATAAGTTTAAGTCAGAATCATTTCTTGACATCATAGAAAGACTAAAGGCAGACTTGGAAGTGCAGTATGATAAGCTAATAGCAGAAACAGTCGTAGAAGACGTTTCCTACACTTATATCGGTGAAGCAACTCCAGGATCGATCAAGTCTGATTCTGTTTGGAGAATTAAGCGTGTTGCTGAACTTGAAGATGGTACTACTGAGATACTTTGGGCTGGCGACGGGGATGCTGGATCAGATGCCTTTGACAAGATTTGGAACGATAGAGAAACATATACTTACGATAGTTGATTGATATGGAATGTGGTGAATGCACCGAATGCTGTGAATTATTGAAAATTGATTCGCGCAAACCTTTACAAGATGATGTGATTGAACAGATAGAGATTTATTCTCCTGCTGGAGATTTGTGCAATCACTGTGAAAAGAATGTAGGGTGTAAAATACACGAAATGCGCCCTTTGATTTGTAGAACTTTTCAATGTGCTTATACACAACATGAAAATGCGCCTATTGAATTACGACCCGATAACTGTGGAGTGATATTTGAAAAACTAGATGATGAATTAGTAGTGGGAACAATTAGACCTAATAGACAAATAACCTCTGCTGGCATTGGTCAGATAAAGAGTTTCAATAAACAAGGATATTCTGTAGTGCTTACTAAATACGACACTAATGAAGTCAAAGTTTTTGAAAACGCCGAAAAAGAGCGTAGAGATGTTATGGTCAAGTTTGCAAAGTATAGAAAGATAGCAGATGGCTAATACACCCACAACAGACCTTACAAGCTTATACACAGACAGCGCTACAAACTGGGCTGAATTATCAAGCTACACTGCTGGTGCCTCTCCATCTCTTGAAGAAGAAGCGTATCTTCAAGGTCTAAACTGTGTTTCTCAGGCGATTGCTTCTAACAAAACAGGTGCTGCATCTGGCATTAACTATTCAGCTACTAACCCAGCAGCTTTTGTTGATGGGGATGATGTATTCTTCTTTTGGTGGCTATTCTTCTTCCCATCTGCTATCAACGACTATAATGAAACTGTAGGGCAAACTGCTCCTGGATCAAACAGCCCTGGAACAGCATCAGGATTCTTTATAGGCATCGGTTCAAGTACAACTAACCACGATTGGTTTGCTGTTGGCGGCGCTGATTACGGGCGTTATCCTTATGGTGGTTGGCAAAACGTAGCAATCGATCCTTTGCGAGATGCATCATTTACAGATGGCCCACCGGCAGCCTCTACATATAGCAACTTCGGATTTCTACCTAACGTTACTTCTGCTCCTTCTCGTGGTCAGTCACTTGTTGTTGATGCTATTCGTTGGGGCAGAGGTCTTATCCAATACACAGGTGGATCTCCTGCAGGTACATTTGACGATATTGCTGATACAAATGATACTACTACCAATAGATGGGGTTTATTTCAAAGAGCGGTTGGATCATTCATATTTAAAGGCAAATTAGAATTAGGAACCACTGCATCATCGCTATTATTCTCTGCACAAAACAGAACAATCAATATTGATGATACAAGACAAGTTTATACTAACTTCAACGTAATTGAAGTAAATAATGCTGCCTCAGATATTTCTCTGACAAACATTACAATCAATAAACTAAGATATATTGATACTCTTGCATTTGATAATTCTAAAGGTCAGTTTATTGTAAATGACGGCGCTACAGTCATGATTGAAGGCTGTACATTCGCTGACATGGACATATTTACTTTTGGCACAAACTGTGATGTATCTACAACGGCATTCTTGAGATGTGGACAAGTAACACAGGGAAGTGCTCCTATCACGTCTTGTGATTTTATCAGTAGTACCGCAGCATCAAGTCTTCTTGCAAATAGTTTAGCAGGTGTTCAAACATGTACATTCCAGAGCGATGGTTCGAACCATGCTATTGAATTAACTGCTGTTCCTGCATCATACACGTGGGACCACACTACTACAGGTTACGCAACTGGTTCCCTCGGTATTGAAGGTACTGATTTCACCGCCGGATCGACTGGTAACGAAACTCTTTATATCAATGCAACATCTTCTCAAGATATTGTAATTACAATTCCTTCTGGTATCACAACACCAAGTATTAGACGCAGTGCAAGCTACACAGGTCAAATTACAGTTCAAGTTCAAGCAAAAACGATTGACGTAAACGTAAAAGATGAAGATGGTGTAAATGTTTCTGGTGCATTCGTTTGGTTGAATGATGGTGCCATTACAATCTTTAATGGTACAACAGACGCAAGTGGTAATATACTACAACAGAGCTATAGTGGATCAAATAACACAACTCTTCGTGTAAGACAGTTTGGCAAAGAGCCATTCCAAACTACTTTGGGTACAGCAACTGGTTCAGTGTCTCAGCTGGTTACTCTCCTTACAGATGATCAACAGGTTGCCGTTCCTACACTAAACAACACTTGGACTATCAACACAACTGCTCAGACTATCACAATGACTTCTGGTCCAACACTTCCGTTCAGTGCTTATAGTGCGATTGACACGTCACAAGACCTATATGAATCTGTGATGAACACATTTGCTGCTACAGCATTTATGCAATTTACAGTACCGCTTGAATCAGTCACAAGAACACAGTACAATTTTATCAATGGCTACACATTTGGCGCAAAAGATAATGATTATAAGTTCTTGTATGGCGGTTCGTTTGCTGATGCTGCTAACTCACTACTTTGGTCAAACGTTAGAACAATTGGTTCTTTAAGTGGCGGCGGCATCTATATTGTTCAAGGGACAGAATTAGCAGACACTAAACTTACAACTTGGTGGCCTGACGGAAACATCGATGTTCTCGTGAAGATTCAAGACGGTACATTCATACAGTCTACAGACGAATCTGCAACGGCAGTAGATGGCGCTATTTGGTTATTTGCAAGAGACTATGGTGATACATACGACCACTTCTTCTCAGACTTATCGGGTGCTGGTCAAAACATTGTTGCTCTTTCGACACTTTCTGATCCAAACAATCAAACTGCTTCTGCTACAGTTGGTGCTTATGGAGTCACGATTAGTTCTTTTGGAACAATTTCAAGATCACTAAATGGCACAGACTTCTTCAACTACAGAGTTGAAGTCAATGGAAATGGTAATACTCTTGCTCAAGTATATGAATATCTAAAGTATGCGACTTCTGAAGATTTCTCCATCACAGTTGATGGAGATGATGGCTTTGAATATAGAAATGCTGATGAAGCGCTTACTACATTCACTGCAACAGATGTAAAACAAGCCCCATTCGGCACATTTGCCGGTGGTCGTTTCTTCGGTACTCAAGGTGTATTCTTGACGAATGTTGTCGGAACAACATTTGAACTTATTGATAATACAGGAACCACACGAACACCACCTCTTACAACAGACTTCCAGATTACTGGTCTGAAAGACGGAACTGAAGTAAGACTCTACAATTCAAACACATTTGCAGAAATTGCAGGTGTTGAAGATATGACAGGCGGATCAGGCACAGCTATTAATGCTTCTGTCGGAGAAGTCTTTATAAGCGGTACTACAGATAGCAATACTTTCAGATTCAATTACAACTTTGTTGACGATTTTGCTAATACTCCTGTGCCGATTTTCGTCGTTATTATGAATTTGAACTATCAACATATAAGATTGTCGAGTCTTCCTGACTTGTCAATTACGGATCAATCCATTCCTGTTACTCAGACGATTGATAGAAACTACAATGATCCCGACTAGTGATTTTTATAAATAGAATAAGAAGTATTGTACTCCATAACAATAAAAATAAAAACTAGGAGAAAGAAAAATGGCATCAATTCAGCCTAATATCATTGACTTAGATGATCTGTTAATTCAGATTTCTAATATCAACGACAATGGTTCAACAAGCACCACGTTTACGACAGCCGCAGCACACGGCATTAGCGTAGGTGACGAAGTCGTAATCAGTAATTGTAGCACAGCTGGATATAACGCTACTGTTGCTGCACAAAGTGCGACAGTTACGGCGACTGACGTTGACGTAACAGGTACGACATTTACAATTGCTACATCACTAGGAGCACAAAACGCTGCTGGTACTGGTCAAGTAATTGTAGACGATGTTGCTGCTAATGACGTATATTTCACACCAGAAATTACAGTAGATGTTGTCAATTCAACATTCACACTAAATCAAGCAGGTAATCTATCTGTTGCTGGTACTGGTGTGACTGGTCAGGCACTTTACTCGTTCTTCAAAGAGCGTTGGAAAGAAGTTCCTTCAATCACAAAGTATGCATTCCCAATGCTATCAATTACGAACGAACAGTTCGAATTTCAAAACGGTTGGGCGCCTATTGCTGATGATACCCGTAAGAAAATTCGTACTGCTGGTTGGGCAGAAGTAAGTGCTACTGGTATTACTAATCGTAGATACTCAGGTATTATTACTCTGGGTACACTAGGCGACACAGACCAACCCTACTACACACAAGACGACGCATTTACAGCTTCTACTGTTAATACGACATTTACTGGACAGGTTAACGAAGCTACTCCAATTCTTATGTCTGCTACTGGCACGAACGATATTAACTTTGATAGCACAAGTTCGATTGCTTCAACTACAACAAACCTAAGCGTTTTCCAGGTCGGCGATGTTATCACGTTCTCGGGTACTGCTTCTGGTACTAACGATGTGACAGTAACAGTTGCAACTGTTGGTGCGAATGCGCTTACATTTGAAGAAACTACACTCACAGCAAGTGGTGTTGATTCCGGAACAGTAAGACTAGCAACTGATAGATCAGGTTACTTCTCTATCTACGTTCGTACACGTGGTAAAACATACGCAGACGCTGCTCTAGGCGACATCGGTGTTACTACAATGACAACCATTGTGTATCGTTTCCCTGTTACTAACGGAAACGACCTGAACATCAATACTACAGATGATAATGCATTTACTGGCTTGCTAATCACAGCACTATCTGGTAACGGTACAACTACAACTGTTACCGCTATTGATCACGGTCTGTATGAAGGTGCTCCAATTACCGTCACCAATACAGCAGATTTCACAGCAGGTAACTATACAGTTTCTGGTGTGACAGACGCTAATACGTTTACAATCACAAATGTATTCAACGGCACTGAGACCATCGGTGGTACAGAAGCGGTACAACTTCAGTATGTCTCTGATATGAGTGTTACTTACTTACAGAATCCATCGACTGGATCTGGTAACGTTAGAATTCGTGGTGATTATGATACTGTCGGAACAGTAACATATGCAGTCGGTGACGTTGTTCTTGATGTTGGCGATAGTGTAGGAAATGGTGCGGACCGCTGGTACTACTTAGATGGCGTAGACGGTAACGTCGGTCACACAAGCATTGCGGCTGATAATGGTGCTAATGCGGGAACTTGGGTACTATGGTCATCGCTTGCACTCGGTGCGCATGGTGAAAGAGAAATTGCTACTGGTACATATTCAGCATTCTCAACAATCTTCGATCTGAACTCTGCTGGTACAACAGCAGCGGCTACTAAAGAGATTGCTTACGAATACGCTCAGTATATTCTTCGTGATACAGGTACAATCGACACTGGTACATCACGTAACGGTAATATCTCTGATCCGCTTGTTTACTTCATCGGTTCTCAGCTACACACATATGCAGATACTAACTTCACAATTGAATCAATTGTGTTCCCATCTGCGGTATATGCTGCTGATATTGCTGCAGTTGATAAGAACAGCATTACGTTCCATGATTGGGAAGACAATCTGGTTCTGTTCCCGCTTACAGTTCTTGTTACAATCAACTTCAACGATAACTTGGATACAGACTCGTCTTCACAGTTCTATGCTTACTACACAAGTGTTCCATCAGGAGACTTTGGCACGGTAGACGCAGTTCTTGTGAGAAACGATGCAGACAATCCAGTATTTGGTTCAGCCTTCAGTCAAACTGATCAGAAGTTTGAATTCAACTACGCATATGACGGTGATACAACAGGTGGCAGATCACAGTCTACACCAACTCCGATCACAGTTATTGCTATCGGTCTAGAAAAAGCACAGTACGTGGTTGCTTCTGGTACGATTACAACTGCTGGTGCTACTATCTCGCTCGTTTCGCCGCTAGAAAGAAACTACGACGATCCTGACGGATAATATAAATACAAGTGAATGATAGAGAGGGCGACATCGCCCTCTCAAAAAACTATGAGGTTATAAGTATGACAGATAAAGAAATGAAGAAAAAGCTAGACGAAAGTGTAGACTTCTTTGAGGAGTTTATTAACATCGTTTTACCCCAGAATCTAGAGGGTGTAAAACCTATGGATGTAATGCGACACTACAACACCGTTCGTACCGAGCTATCAAAACTCTACGTTGACGTAGACTAATAGGAGAATCCCATGGCAGGTGAAAGAACGTTCCTTCAGGTTCCACCAGATAGTACAGGTAAGCGTGTGCGTATGACGCACACTGCTGAAGTTTTTTATACTAATGGTACTCCCAATTATGATTGGGATATTGGTCAAATGTATACCACACAATTTAGTGATGGTAATCAATACACTATGCATGTTCATGGATTTCATCGCATTAGTGCTACATCAGGTCTTCTAGAAGTTCATTACAACAAAGCAGCGAAGTATGACAATCTTAGCCCAAATGTTGGCGCTGATATTATTGATCGCGATGGCGTAACAAAGGTTGCTGAAGTACAAAGTGTCAGAGATGTTTATATCAACTCTAATCATATTATCGGATATGATAACCCAGAAAACGGCGTAGACGTTGATCCAACTGGTTCAATGAATGTTCGCTTTGCTGAAGGTCTTCCACAACTTGATGCATTTGGTAAACTAAGAACTTCTGGTGCAAGTATTCTTGGCGACTATACATTTGCTAACAACAACCTACCTAGTGAATTTGCTACAACAAAGTTTGGTAGCGGAAAATCTGTTCACAATGACGATTTACATGCCGCTGAACTAAGAACTGGTGCAGGTACTGCGACAAAAAACTTTGGACCAGATTCAGATCGTATTCAACTTACGACACATACATATCATCATTATTTCCCAGGTCTGTCTCAAATGTCAATTATGACTGTTGCTCTAAGCGACCAAGGTCAAACTGGTGTTATGAGAGAATGGGGATACTTTGACGGTCAATATGATGATGATGTTACTGGCACTCCTAATTATGAACTAGTTACTGGTAACGGTATATTCTTCAGAGTTACAGGCGAAAGTGGTCTACAGTGTGTTATTCGTTCATCTGCTACGGGTGTTGTTACAGAAACGATTATCAGTAAAGATACGACGACAAAACTTTCAATTGCAAATGGTGTAACAACGACAATTTCAACTTTACCTGGTGGTTGGAACGGCGATCCTATTGATGGATCAGGTGATAGCCAGAAAGTATTTGATCTAAGAGATGATAACATTTATTGGATGGATATTCAATGGTTAGGTGCTGGACGTGTTCGTTTCGGAACATATCACAGAGGTCAGCGTATCGTTATTCATGAATATTATCATGACAACAACGGCGGTGTTCCTATCTGTCAGACTGGTTCACTACCACTAAGATATTGTCAGCATAATATGAAAAATATTAATGTAGTGTCTGAATCATTAATGAGAGTTTGGTGTGCCTCAGTATTTACAGAAGCAAATCTAGATACAGCTTCACTTGGTCGTGGTCAAACAGAATATTTCAAGGCTGTTATTGATCCTGCTAACATGAATGATGTTCAGGGTCTAAATGACGGATTTGGTGATAGACAAATTACAACAAAAACAGGTATTACTTCATCTGGTACTACACTTACCGTTCCTAATCTAACGGGTATCAAACCTGGTTGGATTGTAAAGATTGCATCTGGCACGGGTGTAATGCAAGAAGAAACTCGTGTTGCTGATATCGTAAACTCTACAACAATTGTGGTTGATAAAGCACCAACTACAGCAATTATCAATACAGATGATGTTACATTTGAGATGCCCGTCAATGACGAATATTATCTGATTGGTATTCTTGCTCCTAGACCCATTATCAAAGGTGTAAACCACGAAAACAGAACCCTATATCTACCACGTTCTGCAAGAGCATATGCATACCATGAAGATGGTGCCGAAGCATTCATAAGTGTTCAGGTTTATATCAATCCAGTTATGTCAGGTGTTACACAAGCACTACCACTCTATGATGAAACAGAACTGGCAGACTTTGGTGTAGATTCTATATTCTCAAGTGTTGAACCTGGTGATCCTTTCTCGGCTGTTATGGCATACGGTAAAGACGGTATTGATAAAGTAAATCTATTCCGTGAAAGTGGTATTCATGGTCTTGTCACATACTCAGGTGGATACGCTGGACAAGAAGATTTGAGTGGCGCATTTACTACTCTGCAATCAGCATTCAAGAATCTGGGTGATAGAGGTGGTAACAACCGTTGTCCTATTCTAAAAGTATATCAGTCAAGAACTGCTGGTGAAGCAACTGTGATTCAAATCAATACACCTCCAACTGGTATTCCATTCTCACTACACAGAGAAGGAAATGCTGTTCAGTTAGATAATATTCCTGGTGTTATCGGTACCGCCACTGACGGCCAGAATTTATATCTTCGCATGATTGATAATGATAAAGCGGAATTGTATTTTGATAAAACATTCCAAACACCTCTGGATACATCGGCAGTAGATAATAGCACAAATAGTAATAGTCTAACATGGCCTGGTAATACAGGCAGTGTTGCAACAGGTGGATTTATTGCATCTGGTTACGGACCATATACTTACTTCTCTGTTCTTGCAAAACCGCAGGGTCCTTCAAAGGGTGGTACTGCATATCAGCAACTGCACGGCAAAATTGAAGTAAACTTTTCACTGTTCTGGAATGAGATTATTCAGTAATGAGTACGGTAGCTTTCAATTACGGAGTATGGTGGCAATGGGAAGATTATCCTAATCAGAAGGTGACTTTTGATGGGCCCAATAAAACCATCTTCGTAAATGAAGGCGTCACACAACTTGATGTAAAAGCTGATATATATTCGGCTTACAAAGAGTGGGTTATAAACTCGCCTGAAAATCCACTTCCTGCAGCATATGTAGAAGCAATTAGTGTTGTTGGTGGTGATCCAATTACAGATACTCAGAGTCTAGGCTCCACATACTTTCTTGAGAGTGGATGGAGAATTCAACCTTCATCAAGTAAAACGTCTTATACACTAACTGTTGAGGGTAACATCTATACACGTGAAGTTGGCGACACACCATTCTTATTTGCTGAAGGCGTATCAACATCACTCGTGCGTTCTAATATTGTTGATCTTATTCAAGTTGAAGCAATTGGAGTTAACATCACAGAACAAGATATTGCTGCGATTGCGGCTGCATCGGCTACAGCCTCTGCAGGAGAAGTTTGGGACGAAATTATCGATGTGCCTAGAAATCAGAGCGCAAGAGAGAAGCTGCGCAAGATTGCTACAAAAACACAAGATATCGCATTACGATAATTTATAAATAACATATAGAGATAAAATCAAAAGGAGATGGCCAATGTCAATCGAAAAACTAATCAAAAACGCCGTTGAAGGTAAAGCAGACGAATTTCAGGAAACATTTGCTGATATCATGAATCAAAAAATGGAAGTTGCTATTAGCTCAAAATATGAATCCATGTTTGAAGAGGGATATAAGAAAAAAATGAAAGAAGAAGACGAGTCTGACGAAGATGAAGATGAGTCTGACGAAGATGAAGATGAGTCTGACGAAGATGAAGATGATGACATGGAAGAAATGGCGCAAAAAAAGTCTTCGAAGGATAAGTAATCATGAAATCCCTAAAACAAATCATCAAGGAGACGGTCGCTGAACCAAAATCTCCTGACGAAAAGCGCTTCAAAGAGCTACACACTAAGAACGTGGATAAGAAAGATTATCCTGTCGATAGTGGTAAATCTGAGAGAGTAACAAAGAAAAAACCTCGTAAGGCTGACTATACTGATGGGTCTGATGAAAAGGCTTATGACACTTCATACGAAAGCGTAAGTTTTGAGGATCTTCTTGTTATCGACGAAGATATGCTAGAAGAAGCTCTTGAAGACCTTTCTGAAGAGCAACTTGACGAGATCATCAAAACTGCGGTTAAGGCTGTTGGTATTGGAACTTCTGGTGCAAAAGCTGTTAAGAGTGTTGCGGGTAAAGTCAAGAATAGATTCTCGGCTAGTGGTCGTGCAGATGCGCTAAAGCGCAGGACTGATGCAATTAGAAAAAGAAAAGAAGATCAGAACAAGCTTAAAACTGCACGTACAGATTACAATAAAGCTCGTAAAGAAGAAGTAGAACTTGACGAGAACGCATGGGAAGAGATTCCCATGATGGAAAGACAGTTGAAATTCATCGCATATGCTTCTGAAGAAATGATCGACTATCTTGTAGAGTGCGATACGGATTGTGTGGATCCAGAAGAATGGTTCCAAAACAAACTTGCACATATTCATGGTCAGATGAGAACACTTCACGCTTATGTCGAGGGTGATCGTCGCATGGGTGACATGGGTGGCATGTACGAAGAAACTGACCTTACCGAAAATACTATAAAAGACCTTGAGAAGATTGTCAAGACAAAAAGTCGTGGCGAAATTAAGTTCAAAGACGGCGATTCAATAAAAGTTGATATGCAGACTGCAAATGTTCTCGTAAAAGTCTATGATGCATTAAACGATCCTAACAAGAAAAAGTTTGAAGATGCTTTAGGTAAAAATGAAACCATGTTCATGAAGATGGTAGATTTTGCATGGAGCAAAGTAAAATAATGCCAAGTATCATCAAACTCAAAGGAACCGAAACGGGTGTTACAAGCGCAACAACGCTCAATAACGCCCAATTGATTCGCGTATATGCGACAGCAAATTCGTCTATCACCATCACTAACGTTGTAGCTAATACTGCAATAGGTTCTTTCACAGTTCCAGGTGGGCGTGTCGAATACGTTGAAAAGAGCGCTAATGATACAATCGAGTCTGATGTTGAAGTTCTTTGCACACCAATTTCGTATAACACATAACAAGGATAGCGAAAATGAAGTTAATCAAAGAAGTCGTAGAAGACATTCAATATCTAAAAGAATCCAATGAAAATGGCGATAAGAGCTATTTCATCGAAGGCGTTATCATGCAAGGCGATATTAAAAATCGCAACGGTCGCGTATACCCTAAGCAAACACTTATGCGTGAATTGAAAAGATATAACGAAAATTATGTCGTAAAGAAACGCGCATTTGGCGAGTTAGGTCATCCACAAGGTCCTACGATCAATCTTGATCGTGCGTCACATATGTTCACTGAACTTCGCGAAGACGGTTCTAATGTTGTAGGTCGTGCAAAAGTCATGGACACGCCTATGGGAAAGATCGTAAAAAATATCATCGACGAAGGTGGTCAACTAGGAATCTCATCAAGAGGTATGGGTTCACTAAAGAAAAACAAATCTGGTATCATGGAAGTACAAGATGACTTTATGCTTGCAACTGCAGGCGATATTGTTGCAGATCCTTCTGCACCAGATGCGTTCGTCCAAGGTATCATGGAAGGTGTTGAATTCTATTACGATATATCATCCGGAACATGGCAACAACAACAAGCTTTTGAGGAAATTGAAGAAGAGATTCGTCAGACTGCAAAGCGCAGTTCGAAGGAACTTGAAGAGCAAGCCTCAAGACTTTTTGAGAAATTTATCAAGTCACTCGCAAATACATAATTTGTATAAATAATGTTAGATTTGATACAATCACATAAGGAGCATAACAATGAGTGAAGAACTAGAAAATAAGCTAGACGAAGCGAAAGCAACTGGCGACGATTCGATGTCTGCGGACGCAGTTGCGCCAGCGGGCGGAGAGCCTAAAAAGCGCAAGGGCGACGTTAAAGCAAAGGTAGATCCAAAGGCTGATGAAATTGAGGATGATGTAAAAACACCTCAAGGAACAAACAACACTGGTCTTAAAGAATCTGCATTCGAAAGAATTTTCGATGGCGAAGAGCTTTCAGAAGACTTTATGTCAAAAGCTGAAGCAGTATTCGAAGCAGTCATTAACGAAAAGACTGCAGCTATTGAATCATCTTTGGAAGATAAGTTTGAGAAAGAATTTGTCGAATCAATCGAATCAACTAAGCAGGACATGATTGAAAAGGTTGACACGTACCTTGATTACGTCATCGAAAGCTGGATGGAAGCAAACGAAGTAGCAGTCGAATCTTCTATCAAAGTTGAAGTTGCTGAGTCTCTAATTGACAGTCTAAAAGGTCTTGTAGAATCTCACAACATCGATATCGACGATGAGCAAGTTGATGCTATTGCAGAACTTGAAAAGCGTCTTGATGAATCTTCAGAAAAGTACAACGAAATTTTTGAAGCACTGATCGAGATCAAAGAAGAGAAAGAGACACTTGAGCGCGAAATCGCTTTTGCTCAAATCTCTGAAGATTTGACTGACACACAAGCTGATAAGCTAAACGTGCTTGCAGAAGGTATGTCTTGCAACAGCGTTGAAGATTACACTTCAAAACTGAAAGCAATCAAATCAAGCTATTTTGTCGAAAATGTAACTGTTGAAACAGGAGCAGAAGTTCTCGAAGAAGAGACCGACGATGAACCAAAAGCAAAGGTTCTTGATGAATCAATTGCTAGATATGCACAGATCCTTGATCGTCACGCAAAATAAGAATTATATAAATACATATAGTTAATCTCAAATAAGGAGAACGATAATGAGAAACGAAGAACTAATGGCAAAGTGGGCTCCTATTCTGGAGCATGAATCACTACCAAACATTGGCGACTCGCATAAGAGAGCGGTTACTGCAACCATTCTTGAGAACACTGAAGTAGCACTTCGCGAAGGTTCGACATATTCGCCAGCAGCACTTCTAGAAACAGCACCAGCAAACGCAACAGGTAACGGTGTTGAAGGCTACGATCCCGTACTTATCTCACTTGTTCGTCGTGCTATGCCTAATCTTATCGCATATGACATTGCTGGCGTTCAGCCAATGACAGGCCCAACTGGACTGATCTTTGCAATGCGTTCGCGTTACGAAAATCAGGCTGGCGACGAAGCATTCTACAACGAAGCTGACACAGACTTCACAGGTGCAGGTACACACGCTAACAAGCTTGGCGAAGGTAGCGAGACAACAGGTACAGGCCTTGCGACAGCAACTGCTGAAGCACTTGGTGATGCTGCAAACAATGCATTCCCAGAGATGGCATTCTCAATTGAGAAAGTTTCTGTGACTGCAAAGAGCCGTGCGCTAAAAGCAGAGTACACAACTGAACTTGCACAGGACCTTAAAGCAATCCACGGTCTTGACGCAGAGACAGAGCTTGCAAACATGCTTTCAGCAGAACTACTTGCAGAAATCAACCGTGAGGTTGTTCGCACAGTATATTCAAACGCTGTAGCAGGTGCGCAAACAGGTACTGCAGCACTAGGTACTTTCGACCTTGATGTTGACGCAAACGGTCGCTGGTCAGTAGAGAAGTTCAAAGGCCTTATGTTCCAAATCGAACGTGAAGCTAATGAAATCGCAAAAGCAACTCGTCGTGGTAAGGGTAACATTCTTATCTGTTCCTCAGACGTAGCGTCTGCGCTTCAAATGGCAGGTATGCTTGATTACACACCAGCGCTTAACGCAAACAACCTGAACCCAGATGATACTGGCAACACATTCATCGGTGTTCTTAACGGTCGTTTCCGCGTGTACATTGATCCATATGCAGGTGCTAACTACCTTGTAGTAGGTTACAAAGGCTCAAGCACATTCGACGCAGGTCTCTTCTACTGCCCATACGTACCACTACAGATGGTTCGTGCAGTTGGTGAGAATAGCTTCCAGTCGAAGCTTGGCTTCAAAACTCGCTACGGCATGGTTGCAAACCCATTCGCTGAAGGTTCAAACGTAGGTGCAGGTCGTCTTCAGGCTAACACAAACATTTACTACCGCCGCGTGGCAGTAACAAACATCCTATAATAAGACTTAGGTTAACTGAGCTTACTGAGAGGGCGTCTTCTGGCGCCCTCTTTTTTTTATTCATATAAATAGTATCAATGAATAGGAGAAAACGATGATTGATTGTACTACACTTAGACAGAACTTTTACTCACCAAAGAATTATCGTTTGGTCATAGATCGTTTACCACATGTCGAGTATTTTGCAACTGAAGTAAACATTCCAGGTCTGACGATAAATCCTGTCACAGAAGGATCACCTTTCAGAACGATTTATAGACCAGGAGATAAAGTTGAATTTGGAACTCTTGATATCACATTTCTCATCGACGAAGACTTGAATAATTATCAAGAGATTTTTTCTTGGATGATTGGTCTAACATATCCAAACAACTTCTCGCAGTATGCAAATCTTATCGAAGGCGATGGATTGTATTCTGACGCAAGTGTAATCACGCAAAACGCAGCAAAAACTTCGAATATTGAATTCAAATTCAATGACATATTCCCAATCTCACTGGGTCAAATAGTAATGAACCAGCAAGAAGAAGATGTTACATATGCGTCTGCCACAGTAACATTTCAAGTAAATGAATATACTATAACACCTTTGACTTGATTCGCAAACACTTTTGTGATATAATGATATTATTTTTTTTAATGGAGACGACATGAAGCTTGAAGAGATATATGAGATGTGGGCTAAAGATTGTGAAATTGATATGATAAACATATCGAACGAATCAGCCAATATACCAAAACTTCATAACAAATACTTCCGCATGTACATGGAGGAAGGTCTACGTCTGAAAAAGCAGAAAACTGATTATAAAAAACTTAGACTTCTCAAAGAGCAATATTACAAGGGCGACCTTGATATTGAAGAGTTGAAGGAATATGGTTGGACACCACAACCACTAAAAATTCTTAGACAAGATATCGGGACATATGTTGATGCTGATGATGATATTATCAAGCAAACACTCAAAATAGGTATGCAAGAAGCTATCGTAGAATATCTTGAATCGATTATAAAACAGATAACGAATAGAGGTTTTCAACTCAAAACGATTGTGGACTGGGAACGCTTTAGAACAGGTGCAATGTAAATGGAAAGAGTTGTCGTTGAAAAGGTAGATGAGGTCTACGTTCGTGTCGTCGCAGAACCTGGTATCAAGATGGAGATGTCCGCATACTTCGAATTTTTTGTTCCAGGTTACAAGTTTATGCCAAGCTATAAGAACAAAATGTGGGATGGGAAGATCCGGCTTCTCAACACCATGACTGGTATGATATATGCAGGTCTTGTGGGTTACATTGCAAAATTCTGTAAAACAAGAGACTATGAACTCGTGCTCGGTGAAAATATGGCACCACTCGAAACATTTCCGGACACTGCTGGTTACGATCTTGCAGAGCAGTTTAATAGCGCATTCGCACCTCGCGACTATCAAAACGATGCAGTTGTCGAAGCATTGAATGGCGAAAGAAAGCTTCTGCTGTCGCCAACTGCATCTGGTAAATCTTTCATTATCTATCTGCTTGCTAGATATCATGCTGAAATCTGCAATAGACGCGTTCTCATTCTTGTTCCTACAACATCACTCGTATCACAGATGGCATCTGACTTCGTTGAATACAATAGAGGTAAACCTCTTGATACACATAAGATTATGGCAGGAGTGGATAAGAATGTAGATGCACAATATACAGTATCCACATGGCAGTCTATATACAAGCAAAGAAAAGACTACTTCGATAAGTTCGATGTTATTTTTGTTGATGAAGCACATCAAGCTAAAGCCAAATCTATCACGAAGATTCTTGAAAAGATGCCTAACATACGTTATAGATACGGTTTAACTGGGACACTAGATGACACTGAAACACATGAACTAGTTCTCACTGGGCTTTTTGGTCCAGTGTATCAAGTTACGCATACAAAGACGTTAATTGAGAACAAAACTCTTGCTGACTTCAAAATCAAAGCAGTGACACTCGAATATCCTGATGGATTGCGCAAGCTAAATAGTAATAAGTCATATCAAGAAGAGATTGATTGGATCGTTCGTGATGAAGCAAGAAACAAATTTATTCGTAACTTGGCATGGAGTTTACCAGGAAACACTCTCATACTTTTTCAGTTTGTTGAGAAGCACGGTAAAGTCCTTGCGCCTATGTTGCAAAGAGAAGACAAGAACGTACATTTCATCCATGGTGGGGTTGGGGCACAAGAGCGGGAGGATGTTCGAGGTACTGTCGAAGACAGTGGCGACAATATTATTCTTGCAAGTTACGGCACATTTTCTACGGGGGTTAGCATTAAAAGACTTGACAATATCATTTTTGCTAGTCCTTCTAAATCTAAAATCAGAAATCTACAGTCAATTGGGCGAGTGCTGCGTAAAGGCAACGGTAAAGATAAAGCTGTTCTATATGACATTGTGGACGACTTACAATGGAAGTCAAAAAAGAACTTTGCAGTTCAACACTTCCTTGAGCGTGTGAAAATCTACTCGAATGAGGGTTTCGAATTTAAGATATATAATGTTAAGATAGGAGATCATTGATGAACCTGTTACACATAAAACTGAAGAACGGTGAAGACATTCTTGCAAAAGATCAGTCTACATCACTTGAAAACGTTGTTGTAGTTGCGATGCCTATCTCTGTTCACATGGATCCTTTGCACGGCTTCTTTGCTAAATCTTGGATGGTTCTGTCAGATATCGATGTAGTTTCCATCAATAAAAATGACATAATGTTTTGTTATCCTGCGTCTCAGCATGGTGTCAACTACTATGAAGAGTTTATGAAGAAGCATATCAGATACGATGATGATATTGAATCTGATGATATCGATGACCTAGAGAAGATGTTCGAAGCAATGCTAGAATCTAAATCATCTAAAATACACTAATAGTATTCATATTCGTTATAAGCATTATACACATTCTCAGCACCCATGTCAACCATTAATTAGGGGTTGACATCACATATATTTTGGTATACAATGAAAAGAAAAGGATTTGAAATGGCTAAAGCTAAAAGAAATTATGTAAACAACGCTCACTTTTTCGATGCTATGGTTGAGTACCGCAAGCTATGCGAAGATGCTGAGAACGGTGGAGACGAACATCCACGAATACCGAACTACATAGGCGAGTGTCTATATCAGATAGCGAATCGTCTTGCAACAAAACCTAACTTCTCTGGATATTCATATAAAGAAGAGATGATTAGTGATGGATTAGAAAATGCGATCATGGCAGTCAAGAACTTTGATCCAGATAAGTCTAAGAATCCATTCGCATACTTCACACAAGTCATCTACTTTGCGTTTCTCAGACGAATCGAAAAAGAGAAGAAGCAGTTGTACATCAAACACAAGGTTGTTGAAAACTCTGTAATTCATGATACAGCAGTCGATAGATCAGGTGGTGGCGAGAGTAAAGATGGTAGTGCTGCATACATTGACTTGGATAATGATTACATGAGTAACTTTGTTGAAGGATATGAAGCCACTATGCAGAAGAAACGAGATAATGCGAAAAAATGATGGAGTATAATTATGGCGCAACCTTTACCAGTTATTATAGAAGACTTAGTTGCTAAAGTAAGAGATAGTAAGACGCATCCTGAACAGAGGCAGCATTACGCAGGAACTTTGAAAAATATTATTGATGAAAGCACCAAAGCATATAAGCAATGGGAGCAAGATTGGGTTAATAGACGATAATGAAGATAGCCATTATAACTGACACACACTGGGGTGCGAGAAATGACAACGCTGCACTTGCACATCACTTTGCAAAATTTTATACCGACGTATTCTTTCCTACCCTAGAAGCTGAAGGTGTAAAGACTATTTTGCATTTGGGCGATTTAATGGATCGTCGTAAATATGTCAACTATGTTACAGCAAGAAACACTGAAACGTATTTCATCAAACCGTGCTATGACATGGGTATTGATGTTCATATCATTGCAGGTAATCACGACACATACTACAAGAATACGAACGAAGTCAACAGTCTACGCGAGTTGTACTCGGAAACAAAGTATGATAATTTAAATCTATATTGGGAAAAGCCGACTGAATTGCATTTCGATGGCTGTGATATTATGCTTGCGCCATGGATTTGCGCAGACAATTCACACGAGACACTTGAAATATTTCAGAATACCAAGGCGCAAGTTCTTATGGGTCACTTTGAAATCTCTGGCTTTGAGATGATGAAAGGTCACTTGTGTGATCATGGGTTAAGCAAATCTATCTTCAAAAAGTTTGACGATGTTTATTCTGGTCACTTTCATCATCCGTCATCGCATGATAACATCACATATCTTGGCGCACCGTATGAGATGAACTGGTCGGATTATGACGGAAAACGTGGATTTCACATCTTTGATACCAAAACTCGTGAGATGACTTTCTATCAAAATCCACATAGAATCTTTCATAAAATCATCTATGATGACACTGACATGACAATCGAAGATGTTGCAGAACTTGACATTTCTCTATTGACAAACACATTCATAAAGGTTATAATCAGAGAGAGAAATAATCCATACATCTTTGATTTATTCCTTGACCGATTACAGTCAAGTGATGCTGCTGATATCAAGATTGTTGAAGATCATATGAACTTGGACTTAATCGGTGATGACGAGTTGCTTGATGAAGCACAGGACACATTGACTATATTGAAGCAATATGTTGACACTATGAATCTGTCGAGCAATAAGGACAAGGTGAATACGTGCTTGCGTGAACTATACAGTGAGGCTATAAATCTGTGATACATTTTGATAAGTTATCCTATAAAAATATATTGTCAACAGGCAACGCTTGGACTGAGATTGATCTGGCAGCCAACAAATCTACGCTGATCGTGGGTGAAAACGGTGCTGGTAAATCGACTATGCTAGATGCAATCTGCTTTGCACTTTATGGTAAACCTTTTCGCAAGATTAACAAGCCACAGCTAATGAATTCTATCAATCAAAAAGACTTGAAGGTCAAGGTAGAATTTACAACATCTGGTCACAAATATATTGTTCTTAGAGGTATGAAGCCAGCCATCTTTGAGATATGGCGAGATGGTGAATTGCTTAATCAAGACGCAGCGGCGCGTGACTATCAAGCTTATCTTGAGGAGAATATTCTTAAATTGAATTTCAAATCTTTCGGACAAGTTGTTGTACTGGGTTCAAGTACATTCGTACCTTTCATGCAGCTACCCGCAAAGTCTAGACGCGATGTTATTGAAGATTTGCTTGATATTCAAATCTTTACTGTCATGAACACTCTACTAAAAGAGAAGATTTCTGCGAATAAAGATAATGTCGCGGAAATAAAATATCAAATTGACCTGCTCAAAAACAAAATCGAATCTGCTAAGAATCACAACGAATCTATTCGCAAAATCAAAGAAACTGAGGTTTCGCGAATCAAAGATCGTGTGAAAGAACAGTTAACTATCATTGAAGCAGAGGAGAAGAATATTGAATCTGTTTCTTCAGTGATGGACAATCTCACTGCGCAGATCGGTGACAAATCTTCCGAGAAAAAGAAGCTAGAAGAGCTTGGTAAGATAGACGATAAATTAGACACGAAGATGCGTCAGATCATGAAGGAAGTGAAGTTCTATGAGAATCATGATAACTGTCCAACGTGTAAGCAAGGTATCGAGCACACATTCAAAGAAGATACCAAATCTTCGCATCTGGAAAAGGTCAAAGAAATTGAGTTGGCAAAGGAGCAAATTGTCGAGCGAAAGTCGAAGCATATCAATAGACTTAATGTAGTAAGCGATATCGCGGACGAGATTTCTGCGCATCATCTCAGATACTCTGAGCATAGAGCGAATGTTAAGTTTGCAAAGAATACGCTATCAAGTATTCGAACAGAGCTTGAAGATGCCCAGAAAGAATTTGAGAGTATTGACACATCTACCATAAATAATCTAGAAAGCGATCTAAAGTCTTACCACGCGAATCAAACTGAGTTGTTTGATAGTCGAGAAACTTTGTCACTTGTCAGTTCAATGTTAAAAGATGGTGGCATTAAAACGCGAATCATCAAACAGTATATTCCTATCATGAATAAATTGATCAACAAGTATCTTGCTGCTATGGATTTCTTTGTGCAATTTGAATTAGACGAGAGTTTTAATGAAACAATTAAGAGTCGTTTTCGTGACGAGTTTTCTTACGCTTCTTTCTCCGAAGGAGAGAAATTGCGTATTGACCTTGCCCTACTATTTACATGGAGAGCAGTAGCAAAACTTCGTAACTCGGTATCTACTAATCTACTGATCATGGACGAGATTATGGATAGTAGTCTTGACAACACAGGAACAGAAGAGTTCTTGAAAATTATCAACGAACTTACAGCAGATTCCAACATCTTTATCATCAGTCACAAGGGTGATCAATTGTACGACAAATTCGATAACGTTATCCGTTTCGAAAAGGTTAAAAATTTTAGTAGAATGGCTACATAGGAGAGTAAAATGCAAACTGGAAGACTTGCTTCTTTAGAAAGCAAACATAAAGACTTGCACAATCGTATTGAAGTTCTTGAGGCTGAGAAGGCACCTGAGAAGTATATTAAGCCTTTGAAAGTTGAAAAACTCATGATAAAGGACGAGATTGAAAAATTGCATGTATAACACTAAGATAGG